GAAAATTACCAACGTTTGCCAAAGTTTCAGCATAATCAGGTATACGCTTTTCAGCTTCCTTAACCTTTTCAGTAACTTCATTCACAGCGCGCTGATAGGCTTGCTGCGCATGATAGTTCTTTGCTTCTTCCTGAAGCCTTGAATTATGCAATGCCAATTCATCAGATACTATTTTCCGAATATCTTCTTTAGGTGCAGCAGAAGAAGATTGTTGCGAAAAATTCTGAGAATTGTCTGATAGATTTTGTTGGCTCTTCTGAAGTTCAGACAAAACTTGTGACCTTGTCTTCGCTTTAGCTTCACCAATTAATCTATTTACTTCACTTTGAGGCAATTGCTTTTCAGGTGGATTTATTTCACTTGTGCTTTCGCCTTGTTTAACATCATCAGTAACTTCTTGCGTCATAAAACCCTTTGACTATTGCCCCGTCACGGTAAATGCCTACGTAGCACACGCAGTAGTGACTGATTTACCTGTCAGCACAGTAATTTGACCGACATTAAGGAGGTCGTCCCCTATAAAATGGCATCTTGCCAAATTTACCAAAAAATAATAAATCAATTATTTAAAAATGTCAATATTTATTATTTCTGTGTAAAAATATCACAAATCTCATTATGGAACGTGTTAATTACTGATGATTTGGATTTTCCGGAAGACCTTCTGATGAGGGTGTCTCTTCTTTTTCTTGAGGCGCTCCCGCTTGCTGTGTCATTTTATTGATAGCATCGAAAGTATTTTTAATATGATCAGCCGCTATTTTGGTATGAGAAACGTGCGCATCTGTGGCATTTTTCTCCCTATTCACCATCTCTTCAGTCTTCATTTTTGCGACATCAATTGCGTCTTGACGGCCTTGCATATGGGCTTTTAAAGCCATTTCAACTTTCTGGTTTTGCAATCTTTGCCCTTCCTGCTGAGCATTTTGCTGCAATTGCTCTCTCTTTATTTGCAATTCCTGTGCTTTTAATTCCAAGGGATTAGGGGGAGGCGGTTGATTTGCCTGGGCAGCTTTCTGTTGAGCGATTTCCTGCATTTGCTGTTCGGCCATTACTTTAAGCTGATCGGAGCCCCTGAAATCCATATTATCAATGATGATAGGAAGACCTTTGGTATTAATAAGCTGAGCAAAAGAAGGAAATGATTGAGCAAGAACACCCGCCATTTGTAAGGCCTTATTTTTCTGAACCTCAAAATTAACCGAAGGCTCGACAACAATATTCATTGTATTTGAATCAAATTGCATACTGGCAGAATTATTACCCATATTAATCTGCACATATTCTTTTTTCCTTTCTTTATTTATGATTGGCAATTTTCTGGGATTTTTTAATACTTTTGGCATAAGCCCCATAATGCAGCGAGCTACTTGCGAAAATGCAATCATAAAATTAACAACATAAGGCATTGCAGCAGAATTTGACTGCGTTGCCGCTTCAACTATAGCAACCCCTGATAATTGGTTATCATTAATACCAAGAGACGCATCATAAGAGCCAAGACATTGCTGAATTGTTTGATCGGCTGAGGAAAATGTCCCTAAAACCTCTGGAGGAATGGGTTGCCGTATTATCTCCTGCGGAGGAGGGATAGGAGTAATCCCATCAGGCATAAAAGCGTTATAGATAAGCACGCCGGCTTTTTGATTGTTAATATAATATTGTTCATAGCCGACAGGAATTCCTTCCTTGGGGGCCTTAAATTTGTGCATTACAAGCGATTCAATATCATTTGCCAATGCCTGAAGCGCTAGATTTTTAACCCTTTGAGCGCCTTCTGCATTTTTCCAGTAAGGCCGTATTGTTTGGGTAAGATTATCACGTCCTTCATCAAATCTTACCTCTGCAGAATTACCATCAAAAAATATCCCTGGAAGAGTATCGTAAAGTGTGCTTGTTTTTCCGACTATCTGATTTTCAATAAAATCATAACGATATATTTCCGTAAAGTCAGCCAGTCGAGACTTTAATATTTTTGGCGGCTGCTCAATAAATCCCATTTTGTCCCATTCTTTTAGCATTTTATTGTAATTAGACATTGACATACACGTATTATTTGCCAAATAAACTATTTTTTTTCTATTTTTTATTTTTCCATAGTAAACACATAAAGCTATTATTTTTTCGTTTTTTGCCTGATAAGAGAAGGAGAATTTTGATATAGATTTCGAATAAAATGATAATGCAGAAGTGTCTACAGAAGGATAGGCAATCCTAAATTCTCTTTCTGTCATGGGAAAAATTCTAAAATAAAATCTTCCGTCTCCTTTATGCAAATCCTGAGATAAAGGATCCCATCCACACATGACAGGGTCTTTAAGTTTTCTAATTTTTATATCCTGATTAAAGGAAATCGGTGAAGAATATTCATAAAATACTTCAGCAGCGGAGTATCCTCCTCCTATCATATCCGTATAAATCTTTGTGAGCGTACCTTCTTTTTTTGATTCTTGCGCTATTGCCTCAAGATGCCCCTCTACAATATTTGCAGTATTAGGATCAAAATTGTCCGCATCAGGAGCTTCGTGTACTTTAAAATTAGGCTCTTGTTTTGAAAACTCACCAACAAGACGAGAAATATATGCCTCCAGAACATTTGACTCCAGCGGAGGACGCTGCAAATCATTCAGCGCATTCTTCTCTTGTTTGCTTAGATTGCTGTAATAGATGAAATTCTTTGACTTATGGAATATCTTCATGTTATCTTCCCAGTAGTCATACCACGCGACTACATCTTCCTTAAGGGATTTCAACAATTCGTCATCATTCATTTCGGTAAGTTCTTTCATTTTTTACTCTGCTCTGTGTATTTTCTGACAATATCTTTTATTATGTTTAATTCTTTCATATGCGCCTGAGGAAAATAATTATTAGCAATGCAAAACTTTGCAGCACTCTTATATTTTTCCCATGCGATTCTTTTGTCGAGTTCCCTCAACTGTTTTTCATTAATTCTATTTAATTTATCAATATCCATGCGAAAACCTCATGCTTTCGAGAGATTTAAGCTCTGCCATTTTATCTAAAATAGTTGAAACAACTGCATCAGATTGGTTTCCTGTATTTACATAGTTTTGAATTGTCTTATCGATAAGCGCTAGCTGAACGGCATCAGAAAATGTATCGCAAATATCATCATGTAAATGAGTATTATTAAGCGTTATTTTGGCCATGTGATTTAGAACATTCGTTGTATGCTTTGCATATCTATTAAGAGAAACCAAACCACACGAAACAAATGCCTGGCAGCCAAGATATCTCTGAGCCTTTCCTGTATTTCTCTCAATCGGTAATACATTCATTCCGCGCACTTCTTTAAGGATTGAACTTAGCGTTACTCCGGTTGATTTCTTTTCAATCGCGATGATTTTTGGCTTACTGGGATAAATCAAGCAATTCCTGTAAAAGTCCATGAACATATCTTTTAAATCTTTTGGAAGAACTCGAGCCGTCACACAATCAATCCAATGAAGTCCAATAAAGTCAGTGTCAATCCCTACCTGCTTTATCTTGTATATTCCCCAAAAGCTAAAAGCTGTTTCGTCGTTATACGTCTTATCGCTTTCTGCTGTATCGGCCGTGATAAATGTCGCTATCATTTCCGGCTCTTCGTCCAGCAAAACAAACCATTCAGGTTTAAATACCGCACCGCCAGCGGGCTGTGGAGATTGTTGATATTGCGCATAAAAAACATATGGCATCTTTTCTTCCATTATTTTTAGTCTTTCTTCGGTGTGACGCGCAGGGTCTAATGCGTTTCCAGCATCGTCTCTCGCTTTAAGAGTTATAAATTCCCACTTGTTACCATCAAAACCCATATTAAGCTGGGAGGACAAATCACCTTCGTGTGTGCGTTGCCCTATATAAATAATCGGCGTATTAGGAGAGTTCTGACGCGAAATAAGGGTGTTTAGATACCAATCATTTGTACCCTCCCTAATAACGTCGCTAGTGGCCTCGTCGGGCTTTATGATGTCATCGATCACTATAGCGCCCCCAAATCTCTCTATTCCCATTATTCCAGCACCGCGACCGGTGATTGTTCCGCCAGAGCCTGCTGCATACACACTACCGCCTTGTGTGGTCTCAAAGTTATCCTTGGCCTTTGAATCTGATTTAAGTTCCACGCTAAACATTTCTCGATATTCTGCCATCCCGACAATTTGCCTAATAACAGCGGTCTGCTTAGCCGCCAAAGAATGTGCATAAGACACATAGATAAAATTGCTGTCAGGGTATCTAGCGAGAGCCCACGCGATAAAATGTATGCACATTTCAGTTTTACCGTAGCGCGGCGGTATCTCAAGACCAATATATGTTTTATCACCTCTAAAAACAGAGGTAAGCGCTCTGCTAAGCGTAATGCAATGATTTTCGCGCCCAACAGGAGAAGGCATGATAAATTCACGCCCCGTCCTTAACTTAAAAAATACACGCGTAAAAAGCAGCAAAGAGCCCAGCAATTTGTGCTTAGTCTCTTCAACACTCATGCGTTATTTGGATTTTTTAGCGATTTTTGCATCCATCTTTCCGTGATGCGCGCCTTTCATTGGCTTTTCAAAATCGCTCTTTGTCATATTTTTATGTGACTTAGTGCCCGCAGGCGCAGTACATGTAGGTTTTTTAGGTGCTCTTGCTACCATTTTTACAATCCTCTCAAAGGTTAAATTTAATAGCTTTCGCTATCCGTTAAATCAATGATCTTTTTCATACTTTTCAGTCAATTCTTCTGTTTTTGATATTACTTCAATGCTTTGCGTTTCGGTTATTTCTTGTTTTTCTGGCGCATAATGGCCGCACATTTTGTTATATTCAGCCACACATGCGATACCATCTTTTATATTGAGAGTTTTTGCTTTAAGCATTTTTTCTTCTGCATCATCATTGGCATTTATGTCAGGTATAGATAAATCCAAGCCCGTCTTAAGCTTGCTTGCGATATACTCGAGGCTCATGCCAACTTTTTCAAATGTTTCTTTCATATGTTCCTTTAAAAATTTTTTTACATTTGGCTTTTGCAAATTATCGCTGCCTGTAAACCTTGCGCTATGCTTTTTATATCCCGCGCTTATAGCTGCCTGTGTCGCGTTATAACCATTAATCAAATAATGATGACAAAAAAGACGTTGCCGTAGCGTCAAATCCTCATTGTCTA